TTCTACCAAGTAAATTTCTTTAAGCCCATTTTCAATCGCAATTGAAATAATGCTATCGGGGCCATCTTGCTTCTGTTTCTCTGGCTCATTCAGAGTAAGTATGCTTCTGCCAAATGAGAAGTGCGACTTGAATAGTGGGATCATACCACTATCCTAGCATGTTTGTCTAGGATGTCAAGTGCTTTGGGCATCCCAAATAAGTTTCTTTCGTCACTTTCTCCTCTTGCTTTGCAATTTTAAATGCTTCGTCTACGTCTTCTTCTAGGAAAGTTTTAATTATTTTATTATCTTTGTCTCTTAAAGCATAATAATTAAACCCAAATTTGTATGGGCAATGCCACATTGGATTCCCATCCTTCTTTAATTGTCCTTTGTATTTAGCAAAGCCGCAAGCTAATTTACCGCTGAACGAACCATCTGAAGGCATTGGCTTATCGGCTGCAAAATTAGAATAGGCATCGGGCTCAGAAAAGTTATCGACAACCTTTTGAACTTCAGTTAAATGATTCTCAAATTCACTAAGTTCATTTTTATTAGGCGGCTCCATCTTTAATAAGCCACCATTCTTAGTCTTGTCCTTTAAATCAAACTTAAGAAACAAAAACTCCATTGAAGCCTTATGTTTTGGATCAAGCTTCTTGGAGGCTAGAATGTAAATCATATGCTGCATGTTATCTTCTGCATCCTTGCCAGCAAATACAGCTTTACTAGTTTTGTAATCTCTTACTACGGAAGTACCATCATCGTAAATAAATTGACGATCAATAAATCCTTTGATTCGGTATTTTTTGTCTTTTTTATTTACGGTTATATCGAAGTCTCTTTCTTGCAAATCTTGGGTGGGAGACTTTTCCGCATCGCCCCAAAAGTCATACTTTAAAGCGGTCAGAGTCATTTCTTTAATCAACTCAACATTTTCTGGATCAGAAACCTTGAGCTTTCTGGCGTGCTTTAGCGCAAGTTTTTTAATAGATCTAATCGTAAAAATATCACCAGCATTTAAAATTGTATCGACATACCCCTTTCTCTTTTGCTTGGCAAGGCATTCAAGCACTAAGTGAACGACATTGCCTCGACTCGCCCCATCATTAGACTTCTCTGGCAACTTTAGTATATAGTTGCACCAATAAGACCAACTACACTTTTCTAGTGTTTTGATTCGGCTTGCAGACAACGCAACGTGTTTAATATCAGGTTGCGTCATTTAGAATCTTTTCAGCCCTATTAATAAGGCTATCTGGAAATTTATTAGCAACCGCAACTTCATGGATCTTTTTAATTTGAGCATCCATGTTTATTGTCTTTGCACTCCACTCATCAAAAATCTTATCTTCACCTTCAAATGTTGCAAGGTGCATATCAAAGAAATCGTTTTTAAGCGGCAGTTTGATCTGCAACTTCGAATAATCAAAAATAGAAGAAAGCTGAAGGAATGTTTTACAAGCAGAGATAAGACCGTGATTAGTCTCACCATCAGAATCGTTGTTTGACGCAATAATGATTTTGTCTGGATCAAGAGCGATAAGAGCAGAGGAAAGTTTAGATGAAATACCTAAGCCAAAAGTAACTACGCTGTTCTTATATCCATGCTCAAACAAAGCCATACTGTCACCAATACTTTCTACAATAATGACAGAGCGTTGCTTTTCAATCTCTTCCTTTACTTCATAAACTTCGTTTCTTTTCAGATTAACTGGATAAACCCAATCCGCTCTCTTACCAATATGCTTCCACTTTGGGAACTCAGAATCCTTTTCCCAGAAAACTGCTCGGCCAGAAAAGCCGTGAATCTGACCGAATTGATTGTAAATTGGAAAAACAATTCTTCTGAAGAGTTGACCAGAAGTAGCGTAACCGCACTTGTAAAAGTCTAACGTGTCTTTGCTGATCATCTTCTTAGAATAAAAATCAAGATGTGGCAATAGATTCTCTAGCATCGACTCTGGGTAAATTTTTTCCATCTCAATCTTCTCCTTGTTTTGTACATGAATGATATTTTGAGGATCAAATTTTACATACTTATTTATAACGTATGAGTCTTTGGTATCCAGAGTTAATTCCACAAGCCTTTGAAACGGATAGCTTTTTGAGCTACCAGCCGCAAAGTCTGTCCATACCCCAGTATTCTTATAAATTTTTAATGCAGTAGAGTTGTCGCCACCACGATACAAAGCTCTTGTTCTCCAGTAACTGCCATAGTCTTTAAGCTGATAGCCCAAAGACTCAAGAGAACTTTTAAGAACAATTGGATCAATTGAAACTTGGGACATTATCGTCTTCACCAGAATTTTCTAGGGTTGTTGTGTTTGTATCTGCTTGATTTACGATGTCACGAAGATCGCCGCGCTCTTTGATGTCAAAGTTTTCAAACTGAAGATTGATAAAATTCTTTTTAAGTGTGCCGTCTGGCATTCTAACCAGTTCGACTGCACCAGCAACATCAGAACCAAGGAAGCGATTCTTGACAAAGATAAGTTTATGGGAGCCAAAGTTTGGCCCCTCTTCTTGTCTTTCGTCAGCTGTCTTGGGTCGCAGAATAGCCATATGAGAGCAATAATGAGTGATTCGATCAGACATTGAGACAATGCCTTCATCATCATTGATTGCATCAGAATTACGGTTTGTAGTAATGCCACTGCGATTAGATTGAATCGAAGTAAACATTGTAATCATGGGCTTTTGATCTTGCACGATATCGCGCTGAATGGTCTTTTTAAACTTATTCAACATATCGCCAATTACTTGCCACTCTGGCTTGTTGCCATCGGCATCAGCAGAAGGTTTGATATAATCGAAGCTAAAGATAAGAGGATTACCGCGACCAACCTTGGAATAATAAAAACGCTTCAAATTATTAATCATTTGATCGGTGGTCATACCGCCAACATTATAATAATAAAATTTAAGCTTCTTGATCTTATCCCAAGTAGAGCGAACCCTTTGAACTACATCTTCACCAGCTTTGCGCCAAAGGCCGGTTTCAAGCAAGTGCATCGGAACATGACTGAGGGCGGCGCATTGACGCATGATAACTTCTTCCTTACTCATTTCTCCGTTGTCGAAGTGCAGAACAGGAACATCATGCTGGGCTGAAACCTTAGTTGTATAATTTAAAGCCAGCAGTGTTTTACCTACACCAGAACGCGCAACGACAACAGTAATGTTACCGGGACGTAAAAGAGATCCATAAATCTTATTAACTGTGGGGAATGGACCCATGAAGCCGAATTCAGTAATAGGATTATTACCGCGTTCTTCAATGACGGCTTCCATTTCTTCAAAGATGTTGACCGGCTTCTCTTCATTGTTTTCATAGATGTTTATAATTTTATTAAAAGTAGTATCGGCTTCTTCAACAATTTTTTGATAAGAAGAATCAGGAGCAATCTTCTTCATTTTGTCCGCTACCTCAAGAGCGGACTCATGGATCGCTCTTCTAATGGAATACTTTTTTATTTCTTTAGCGGCGGATACCGCAGTGTTTTTATTGGTCTTTCTGATCGCTAAAGATCTTAGATAATCAAAGATATCGATATTATCCTTAAAAGAAATACCGATTTCTTTAATTCTTTGAGCGATGATGATTTCATCGACCTTCTCATTTCCTTCCAAACATTTGCGAATAATATGATAAATCGTCTTGTGAACGATTGTGTCTTCGGAATAAAAATCAGATTCCGAAACGAAATCGCAAATTTCAGAGTAAGCCTCTGGATGCTGAATCAGTCCCGCGAGGAACTGTTTCTCTACTTCTAGTGAATAAAGCATTAGTCGTTATCAGTAGCTGTGATCTTGTCTTCTTCGTCGTTCAACCATTGTCCAAGAGCAGTCTTCATACCTAAAGACGTAACAATAGAATCAAATCTGGTATAGATTTGAGGGGTTCCTTTCGGAGAACACACACAAAGAATAACTCCTTTGTAGGCATCCGCTCCTCCAGAGATCTCATACATCTGCTCTACCAATTCCGTTGGAAATAAAAAATCTTTTGGCTCTTCTTTTTCGTCTTTGTTTTTTTTGCTCATAAAAATAGTTTGTCAAACATCTCTCTTGAGAGAGTGTCGCTTTCGTATATCTCTACCAGTTTAATTCCGTTTGTCAAGCAAAACTGAAGCTTTAAGTCGTCTCTTTTTAATTGGGACAGCCAATTTTGGCGATTTGAGCCATGAAAATATGGGTTATAAGTTTGATGCTGTTTGCCTTGAACTTCTACTGCAACTTTTTTATTTGCATTGTAAAAATCCAAAGATAGCCTACTCCCAACAATCCTCATCTCTTCAAAAACTACATCGTATCTCCAGTATGGAAACAAAAGCTGTTTCACATTCCATTGAATGTTGCTTTTGGACTTAGCTTCCCAATTAATAATGTATTTTTTTGCGTTTTTTAACAAACGCTCTTTACCATTAAGAGTTTTAAACTTCATTTGATTTTGTAGAAATCATGTCTACGAAATACTTGTGTAGGAATGCAACAAGTTTGGTATTTGACTCTACAAATTCAAAGATAGCAT